GTGCCGAGTGTCCGGTCAGACTAAGGTGCTTTGACTATGCCCTATCAGCCCACATGGTAGGCATCTGGGGTGGGACTACTGCTGAAGAACGACAGAAGCTAAGGGGTTAGCCCTTTTTGTCAGTCTTATCGGCAATCTTGCCAAAAGACTTGTTGATCTCATCAGCGTCAATCTCGCCATCGGCAAGGTATGAGCGAGATAGTTCCTGAGCAACATCTATAACACCAGCGAAAGCTGCCATTGCTACTGCCTGAGCTACCTCAAGGCCGATAACTGCTCCACCGACAAAGATGCCTGTGACCTTCAAGATGATTACAGCTAGGGTTCTGCGTGCGATGTCTAACCACATAGGTCAGTCCTTTCGTAGAGGGTAAGTTGCTGCCCAAAGGGCGATAGTAATAAGGATGGCCCAACCTGCAAAGTCTTTAGCTGTGCCTTCGAGAACGACCCAAGCGATAGCTAGACCAACAATGGTCCAAGCTTGTTCTAGTTGGTCTTTGATAAACCTCAAGGTTTCCTACCTGCTAATGCGACCTGGGTGACAATTACAGAGGCAACAATTACTTGCTGTGCCTGTTCTCGTACTTCTGGACTTAGATCCGACCCGATTGAGCGTAGGTTGTTTACAAGTTTACCGACTGCCTCTAACGCTAGTTCAATGCTTATTGTTTCCTCTGGCAAAACCTGCTCAGGGCTAGGCTCACTCGGAATTGTCGGCTCTGTAGGGCTTGTAGGAGCCTCAGTAGGCTCTGGGGTAGGTGTTATGACCTCTGGGGGCTTTGTTGGCTCTATAGGGCGTACAGGGCTTGTGGGACTAGGCTCTGGTTCTGGGGTGGGTGTGGGCGTAGGTTCAGGGGTAGGCTCTGGCTCTATGGGAGCCACCGGAGCCACTGGCTCAGGCTCTCTGACAACTTCCTCAGTGCGAGCCACATCCTCTGTGCGTATAACTGTTTCGGTTCTTTCAACATCTCGACTCACATCCTCGGTGCGTTGGACTTGCTCAGTTTCTGGTGCAGTTTCAGGGCTAGGAGTGGGACTGATAGGACTAGGAGCAATGTAGCCAGGATGATAAAGCAAAGCAGGATCCAGCTCAGTGCCGTCACTAGATACAACACCAACAAAAGTGGTGAGCTGGCCAGCCCAACCACCCTCGCAAAAGTGTTGGGCAATGTTGCCTTTATCCATGAAGTAGTTGTTTTCATTGTTCCATCCTGTCGCATAGCTTTGTTGATTGCCAGTTGAGTCGGCACAGGTAATTGTGGCCCAAGCTTGTGCAGCGTAGGCAGGGGTTGGTTGCCAGACCATAAAGAATAAAAAAAAGCCCACAAACATAAGTCGTAGGCTTTTCTTTTTGGCTAAGTTATTTAGCAAGTTTGGGTTGCACCTTTGGGGGTTTAGGGGCTTTGACTACTGGGACTGGTTCGTGAACTGGGGCAGGGGCAACCTCACCTGTGTCTGGTGTTGCTAGGTTGACCTCGGCGTTCAGTTCCCACTTAGCGATGGTTGCCTTGACAAACTTGAGTGGATCTACAAAGCCCTTGCCGTCAGATGTCCAGCGGTGAACCCGACCCTTGCAAATCTCAAAGTGTAGGTGTCGGCCAGCAGATGCACCTGTGTTGCCCATGATGCCTAGTCGAGTACCAGCCTTGACCTTCTCGCCCTTGACAACAGTTAGGGAACCCTCAACCATGTGAGCGTAACGTGTCACATAAGCCTCACCGTCAATGATGACTCTTAGGTCCACATAGTAGCCAACCCCACCGAGCGAGCCGTCTGGGTTCTTTAGCTTTGATGTGCCAGCAGCAATGACCTTGCCATCATGCCAGGCTTCGTTGTAAATCTTTGCCTTTGGTCCCCAGAGATCTACACCATTGTGATGCTTCTTGTACTTCTCAATAGGGTGGATTCTCCAACCGAATGGGCTGGTGACTTTCCAGTCCTTGCCAAACTTGCCGTCTAGGGGCATTTGAGGTTTTGATGTCATCTGTTTACAACTCCAATGATTAGGCCAATAAGGGATACAACGGAAGCAGCTAAACCTGTGTAAGCAATCTTTTCAATCCAAGCCAAGCGAGCAAGGGTCAGCTCTACCTCTCTCAAGCGAGCAGGAACCTCGTCTAGGTGGTCCAGCTTCTCAAGGATCTTGACAAGGGTTTCCCCATGCTCAAGTTGCTTGGCATAGATAGCTTGCTGGGTGATGCGTACACCCTGTGTTTCCTCGGCCATTGGGCTAGTTTACAAGACATAAAACAACTGGGATTGCAGAGTCAAAACCACTAGGGTTTAGCTATGACAAAAACCTATCATTTTATGGCTGGCCTACCTCGCTCAGGCAGCACTGTCTTATCGGTAATCCTGAATCAAAACCCACAGATCTATTCCAGCCCTCAGACAGATTTGTTATCCATGCTTTACAACCTTGAGAGCAACATCCCTAACTATGAGAGCTATCGAGCAAAGCTAATGCACTCTAATTTTGCATCTGTGTTGTACGGAATGGCAGACACTTTTTATAGGCCGATTGACAAGCCAGTAGTCATTGACAAAAACAGGGGGTGGGGTACTCCGTACAACTGGGACAACCTCAGCTTGTATGTAAACCCAGATGGCAAGGTCATTGTCACAATGCGACCAATTCTTGAGGTGCTTGCTTCATTTGTTAAGGCTGCTCAAAAGACACACAAGGCAACAGGATTTATGCCTTATCTAAACAATGACTTATGGGTCAGCCACTATCGAGATGTCACTGATGCTCAAGTAGACAACATTATGGCTGCTAATGGTGAGATGGACCGAGCAATCTTTTCTATTGCAAACCTAGTCAAAAACCATAGGGACAAGGTTTATGTTGTTTGGTTTGATGACTTGTTAAATAGCCCAGAGGCAACTATGAACGGCATCTTAGATTTCTTGGGCCTTGGCAGGTTTGACCATAACTTCAACAACATCAAGGCAGTAGACAATCACGATGATTTAGCTGGTTATGGAATCTTGGGATTACACGATGTAAATAAGAAACTCGCTAGACCGAAAACGGACCCTAGCGAGCTTCTATCTGACTATGTAATTCAGAAGTATGGAAACGCTTTAGACTTTCTAAACTTCTAGCCAGCTAATAGTTTCTTCATCCCAGCGGTAATCGCCTTCTGGCTTTGGAACTGGAGCTTTCCAAGTAGCGGTTGGTTCATCTAGTACCCAAGAGTCGAATGACTTTGGTGGAATAAAAGCGTCTAGCTCAGCATTATAGGTAAACCCAATGCCTGCGTAATGCTTTCTAATCCTTGCGTTGTAACTTGTTCGCTTACAAACCTGACCCCGAAAGTTTCCATACCAAGTTTCGGTATCTAAACCTTCAATAAGTTCAGTTTCGTCAATTCCAGTTATGACCTCAGTCACAATGTTGTTCTCATCTAAAAATGCGTAATGTGCCATTATGCCCAGCTCACATTTCCTGTGCCATTAGTTATGGTTGTGATTTTGTTTGCCCCAGAAGTTGAAGTAGAACCAGTTAACCCAGCACCTATAGTTATTGTGAAGGTGCTTGGATAACTCAAAATAACTATCCCAGAACCACCGGCAGCAGCATTATTACTGCCAAAGCCATAACGACCACCACCGCCACCACCACCAGTATTTGTAGTTCCAGCTCCAGCATTGGTAGACGTACTTGCCCCCACGCCACCGCCACCAGCACCACCAGAAGTAATAGTTGCACTATCACTTCCACCGCCACCGCCACCAGCGTATGTGACAGATGAGCCTGTTATTGTGCTTGCTGTACCAGCACCACCATTTCCACCATTGAAACTAGAAGGGGCATTAGAGCCAGCAGCCCCAGCTCCACCGCCACCGCCACCAGCGTTGTAAGCACCAGAACCACCAGCATTTCCTTGACTAGGGCTAACGCTTGGGGTGTTACCAGCACCTCCAGCTTGAGCTGAGTTTGTATTGTTACCGCCACCACCAGAACCGCCATCGAGTCCTGGGCTAAACCTATCTGCTCCTCCACCACCGCCAGCAGATGTCACTGTATCAAAAACTGAGTTTCCTCCATTTGAACCACGCGAGAAGTTTCCACGAGGCCCACCAGCACCAACGGTAACTGTGTAAGTCGTAGCTGGCACTTTGGTTTCTGTAGCAGTTCTGAAACCACCGCCACCGCCAGCACCACTACACCTTCTAAAGCCTTCATTGTATTGGCCGCCACCGCCACCGCCACCAGCAACGACTAGATAAGTGACTGATAGTGGGGGGGCTACGCTACCAGCAGCAGCACTCAAAATACCTAAGGGAAAGAGTGCCATAGTTAGACCGCCGTAGCCCCACCAATAATGCGGTAAGAGTTAGTCGCAACACAGACAACAGATACAGCATCATAACGAGTACCGATTGCGTATGCGGTTCCTGCGGTTCCTCGACCAAGGATAGATACTGCCGTTGAAGCTGCGTTGATCGTGACAGTTCCGGCACCATCTCTAAGGATGTCTACACGCTCGCCAGCCTGGAAAGCTGTGGCAGTTGAGAATGTCACTGTCTGAGCTGAGGCAGAGTCAAACTCTAGGATCTTGTAGCGGTCAGAAGTAAGCACTGTGTAAGTGGTAGCGGTAGAGGCTGTTAGTGTCACCTCGTTGCTGAGGTATAAGTTCACATCGGCAGCAGCTAGGACTTCACCAGCGGTAAAGGTTTTTCTTGGCATTGGTTTCCTTTTGTTCTCGTTTTAGTTTACTACTCGTAGGCAAGGCGGTCATTGTCCAGCTCGCCGAGGACTGGGTTGTCAAGGATGAAGATGGCAAAGTCAAGGCGTTCTAGGGCAAAGGTTATGTTCTTGCTGTTTGCTGACCAGTCATGGCTGATACCGATGATCCTGACATACTGCTCGATTGCCGGTGGGATGTCAGAAGGCTCAAAGCGAACCTGCACAATGTCACCAATCTCAAGCTCTAGGACTGCATCCTGGTTAGCCTCGGTAAGCGTGTCCATTACTACTGTCACAGCCTCAAAGCGGTACTGAGGTTCCTTGAATCTGGCAAGCAAGTAATCTGCCAAGAACTGCAACTCAGACTGGCTTGCAACAAGCAAGTTGCTCTGTGAGTAGCTTCGAGGACCATAGACAGTCTGCGACTCAGTATCAGAAGCCGAGGCCTCAAGGACAGGGCTACTAGCGTTGCTAATAAGGATGCGGTTGTAAAGGTTCTCAGATCCATAGACATTGTTTACGCTGGCAAACTGGATGCCCTGGTAAACACCAGCAACGACCTCATCGGTAAAGACTAGGTTGGGCGTGTTCGGCACAGAGTTCCGCTCGCGGAATACGACCTTGCCATCCTTGCCAATAAACAAGTCCCCAAACTCTGAGTTGCTTACAAGTTGCAGATACTCAAGCACCGAGGTTCCCTCAGCTACAAGGGCTCCCAGCATTGTTGAGTTGCCGGTGTCAATCTCTCTTTCGGCTGCTGGCCATTCAACCTCTGGTCTGTCAAGCACAGCGTTCACGCGAGCACCTGAGAGCTGGGCAGTAGGGGTAAACTCCTCAAGCCCTGAGTTAGTCAAAGTTGAGAAGGCATCAGATACATCTATGCGAACCTGTGACCGGTTGCTTGGTGCGTAAACAATGTCAAAGTCATCTATGGCACCAATAAAGACTGGCTGGTCATTGCAGGTGATTCTTACAGTTCGGCGAGGGATGAGCTGACCAAAGTAAGGGCCGTTGGGATACAAGGGGTCAAAGTGTCGGTCCGAGTTGTCAACAACGATGCTCGAGGTTCCAGCGTCAATACGATCTAGTGCCTGGTTCTTACCTCGGGCTGTGCTTGTTGCAATAAGTCTGTCTGAGATGTCAAAGAATCTCTCGCCACCAAGGGTAAAGCTTGTGTTGTCTAGGACACCTTTGATTGCGTCATCGAGGACAAAGGCAAAGGGGTCTGCCTGACCAAGGTTTAGACCTAGTTCAACTTTGACTGCTGGGGCTGGCATTACGCTCCCACAAAGACAGCACCAGAAGTACGCTCGTAGGACTTGATAGCCTCAACGATTGCCCTACCGATAGTCGAGCCAGAGCCAACACCGCCATTGACATTTATGTTGTAAACATTCTGTGGCTTGTTGTTTGTGTATTGACTCATCTTGTTTAGTGGGATAACAGCTTCTGGTTGTCCTGCTTCGGCAAGGTTGGCAAGCACTCCACCTGGCTTTGGCATAACGATACCGCCAGCAGCAAGCCCTGGAATTGTTGCAGGTAATTTTGCTGGTGTGTTTACTGGCACCTTTGGGATAGCAACAGTTGGCACCTTTGGCACCTGAATCTTGATTGCCCCACCAGTGACAGATGACACGATTGAGAGTGCAGCATTAGCAAGACTGATGACACCGTTGAGCCCACCGATGATTGTGTTGATAAAGTTCTCAAACCTTGTGGCTAGTCCGTTGATGACTCCGATGACTAAGTTGCTGATGCTGTCAAACACAGCTCCAAAGAACTTGCCTACCTCAGCCAAGCCCTTCTGGATAGCTTCAAACAACTTGGCCCAGCCACCAGACAAGCCGACCAGGTAGTTGATCAAGATAACAGCACCGGCAGCCAAAGCTGCAACTAAGGTGATGACCTTGACAATCGGGTTAGCATTGAGGGCAAAGTTCACACCGAGAATCGCAATAGCTAAAGCTCCAAAGATACCTGCAAGCACAGACACTACAACTGAGTTCTTGGCAATATAGTCAAACAGTCCGGTAATTAGTGGCACAAGCTGTTCGAGCACAGGCAACAAAGCAGTTCCAATAGCTTCCTGCATCTCTCCAAAAGCAGCAGCCATTTTTGCCGAGCCAGTTGCAGTTGCAGCAGCAGTGCCACCGACCTGAGTTTCGATAGCAGACAGAATCATGTCCTGAGCCTCGAGCATCTTGCCCGACTCAACCAAGACCTTTATCTTGTCCTTCTCTTGCTGGGTGAATGTCACACCAGCTCGGGCTAGGGCAGTGATTCCCTTGATAGGGTCTTGCAAAGCTTTACCAAGCTGAGTGGCATTAGTTTCTGCCGAGCCGAATCCTGCTGCTGCCAAGTCAATAGCAGCTAGGGTAGCTCGATCCATAGCCCCACCCATGACATCAGCAGTCTGAGCTAGGTTCTTGAAGGTAAGTAGTTTGGCCTGTGTTGCCTTGATGACCTCATCGTCAATCGCGGTCTGTTTCATTGTTGCGTCTGCAAAGTCGCGTAGTCGTTTTGTCACTGCACCGGTCTGATTACCAAACAGGTTCATTGACTCGGCGATGCTGGCAAGTCTGCGGTCAGCAACCTGGGCATCCTCGGCTGCTCTAACTGCTGCGGTGCCAAGGGCTGTCAAAGCCACAAGGCCAATCTGTGCAGCAGGGGCTAGAGATCTAGTGACTGCCCCAAGCTTCTCGATAGGAGTGTCGAGTCGCTTTAGTTCTCTCTGTAGCTTGCTGAATCCCTGAGCATTGAAGTTGCTCAGGATGTTGATTTTTATGCCGGCCATTATCGGTTCCCAATCACTTCTAGGTTTCTGTCAAGCTTGTCAAGGTATTGCTCAACACCCTGCAAGACATAGCCTTGGATGAATGGAACCGACTGCTCGGCCTCTGGGTAGATGTAGCGTGATGGGGCACCGCCAAGTGCCTTGATCATTGCCTGACCCTGAGTGGTGACAGTGTGCCTACGAGTGCCACCCTTCCAGTCGTAGGTTCGAGTGGTCTGCAAGCGAGTCTTACCCCCACCGCGACCTGCCATGTCAGCGATGCTTACTGCTGCACCATTTACAACTACCTGGAGAAGGGGTGTTGCACCATCCATGCCAGCTC